CGTTAATACTCTTCTACCTGCGTACTACTCTTCGACGCCTAAAGCAGAAGTAAGCCTACGCAAACTATCCGGCGGTGTACTAGAAGAAATTAGCGCAGTAGTTTTAGAGCGAAACATACAATACCTACTTGATTGCGAGTTCCCGTTTGATCAAGTTGGATACAATGCAGCTCTGCAATTTTTGCTTACCGGACGTGCAGTTTTGTGGGCACGTTACGACGTAGAGATTGAAAAAGAAGAAGTTGAGATTGCGCTCTTTACTGCTCCAGATGGCAGTTTGCTTGATGAGAAGGGTCAGCCGTTTGATGGTGACGTTTCTGAAACTCGCCAAGGTCCTGGTGGCATAGTTCTTGCAAAAGTTGAGATTGAAAAGAAGGACGATGAGTCTGCTGTTTTAGACGTTGTTCAATACTGCGATTACTTTTGTTCCGATGCCAGAAATGAGACTGAGGTAGCATGGCGCGCAAAACGTGCATACCTTACCCGCATTGATGCAGAACGCATCTTTGGTACAGAGAAAGCCGATAAACTTACTTATGATTCGTTCCCTGAAAAATCTATTCAAGATTGGAACAAAGACGATAGTAAGTACGAAGGTAAAGCAGAGGTTTACGAAATCTGGTGTAAAGAATCAGAGATGGTTTATTGGGGTTCTAAGTCGGTTGATGAGTTCATCTTTCAAAAAGAAGAACCCGCAATCGACTTTGAAGGTTTCTTCCCATGTACTGTAATAGCTCAAAGCCAAGACCCAGATAGCGTTATCCCTGTATCTGACTACGTTCATGTGCGTGACCAGGTACTAGAGATTGAGCGTCTCACTACTCGTATCCATGCCGTAACGCAAGCTATTAGAACAAACGGCTTGTATGATGCCGCATTGGGCTTGCAAGTTGAACAGCTAATGATTGGCGACTTAAAGATGGTGCCTGTTACAAACTGGCCGTCTTATAAGTCTCATGGTGGTTTGCAAGCAGGCGTTGAGTTTATGGACATTACTCCATATGTAAACGCACTCCAAATTTTGCAGGGAGCACGACAGACTGCACTAGACCAGTTGTATGAAACGTTAAAAGTATCTGATTTACTTCGTGGCACCTCAGAGCAATACAAGTCAGCAACGGCTAATCGTCTTGAATCTCAGTGGTCCTCGCTTGGGCTTATTGTTCGACAGAACATGTTTACCAAGTTTGTATCGGATGCGATTGCAAAACTTGGCGCTATTGTTGCTAGTCAGTTTGAGCCTGAATACGTGTTTGAAGTAGCAGATACAAATGCTTTGATTGCACCGCTGCTTCCGCCATCACCTGAGCCACCAGCGCCACAAGCTGGTCCAGACGGGCAGCCTTTGCCTCCACCACCAATGCCGCCTTACGATCCTGTTGCAATTATTGAGCAGTTTAAGCAGCAGATTGTAGAACTTTTACGTGATGAAGATAGGCTTAATTACCGTATAGCTATTGCCTCTGACTCAATGGTTGCGATTGACCAGCAGCAATCACAAGCTGAAGGCGCTCAACTCATGGAAACATGTGGTGCTTTCTTTGAGCAGATGCGTACCTTGATTGAGCAGTATCCGCCTTTGCTTGGCTTTTCTATTGAGCTGTTTAAAAACATGATTAAGCGGTTTAAGGGAGGCAAAGAGCTAGATGGCATTTTTACTAAAGCTTTGGAGCAAGTTGGAGAGATTGCTAGGGCGAAAGAAGAAGCAGCTAAGCAACCGCCGCCGCCAGATCCAAAGATGCAAGAGATGCAAGGTCGGCTTCAGATAGCTCAGATTGAAGCACAGGCTAGGATGCAGGTAACTCAGATTCAATCTCAGGATGCTCAAACGAAGAACTTCATTGCAAATCAAGAAATGCAGATGCGTATGCAAAAAGAGCAACTTGCTGCACAATTAGAAATGCAAAAGGCTCAACTGGAGCAGTACATCGCAGAACAGGAACTTGCGCTAAAACAGCAAGAGTTGCAGATTAAAGCATCGGCAGTTCAGGTTGATATGATGAAAGCTCAAGCTATGGCTAGCAACGATAGCATGAAGCACGAAATTACTGCTGAAAACAATCGTTTGACTGGTTTGCTTGAAGTTCAAAAGCTAGAAGCACAACAGATGCAGTTTAGACTTTCACAGCAAGAGAAACTTATGGAAGAGCGTCGTCTTGCAGCAGAGCAGCAGCTTGAGCAAATCAGGCTTGGAATGGAGTCGCTAAAGACTACTGCAAGCACAGCTAGTGAAGCATCTGGAAAGTCACAGCCGATTGTCATTAACAATATAATTCCAAAAGCTAGTAAAAAACTTGGAACTATTGGCACTGATGAACTAGGCAATACAACGCTATCGATTGATAATGTAGAGGAATAAAACTATGTCGATGACTAATGCAGCAGAAGCAGCACTTTTGGATTTGTTGTTTCTAAACACAGATTGGGCAAACATTGGAGATGCTGCTGGATTGCAGAACAGCGCAACTGCTGGTTCGTTTTATATCTCTCTGCATACTGCTGATCCTGGCGAAGCTGGAACGCAGTCAACAAGCGAGGCATCATATACTGGCTATGCTCGTGTAGCAGTAGCACGTACGTCCGGCGGTTGGACTCGTACAAGCAGCACTGTTGAAAACACGGCACTTGTTCAATTCGCTCAATGCACTGGTGGTTCTTCAACAGTAACCCATTTTGGAATTGGTACTGATTCTACTGGTACTGGAAACCTTCTTATGAAAGGCGCTCTGAGTGCTTCATTGTCTATCTCAAACGGGATCCAGCCACAATTTGCCGCTGGTGCTATGACTGCAACGGTTGACTAATATGGAGATTCGCTGCGCGCACTGTTTGCAAATTCTTCAAGTTATTGATGGAGAAATCGTGCCGTGCGAGCAGCATCCCTACGGTGCATTAGAAGCAATCGAACAATCTTTGACAGAAACAAAATCAACGGAGAGTTCTAATGGGCTTCCGTAGTATAGCTGAAGTAACTAACGCAATCGATAATGGTCAAACGTGGACTACTCACTGGTTTAAGTCTGGTGCTTCGTTTATATCCGCTCTTAGGTGGAATGATTTCTCTATCGCTCCCGGAACACCAACTTATCAACCGTATGCCGCAGAACCATTGGTTTTTACTCCTCAAATCGGCGGGACTAATAAGTTTATTTACACTGGGCCAACTGTTCCAGGTACTCAACAAAAGTATTTGTTTTCGTGGCAATTTTACACCACAGCAGCAAGTGTGCTTTCAATGGTGTTAGTTGACGTTTTGGGTTTTTATGCAGCTATAGATGCTGAAACAACCGACGTGCAAACTTTTACAAACACAGCAACTTTGCCAAGGTATACATCAGGCGAAGGCGTAAAAATGCTTTTGGTGCAAACGGCACCTGGTACATCTAATGCAACTGCAACTGTAAACTACACTAATAATGACGGAGTAGCACAATCAGTGCAAATGGGCGTTCAAGCAGCGGGCACTATTGGGCAAATGGTCTTAAATTCTTACTTTCCTCCCAATAGCAATAGTTTATCTCCCTTTGGTCCCTTAAAGTCAGGAGACAAAGGCATTAGGTCCGTTGAAAGTATTCAGCTTGATTCGGCAATAGGTGGCTTATTAACTTTGGTGTTGGTTCAACCAATTTGCAATATACAAACGGGAGCAAGCGCAGTTCCTACAGAAAAGACATTGATAAATCAATTTGGTGGACGGATGCCGGAGATCTTACCAGACGCAGCACTAACAATGATTGGAACATCAAATGCTTCAGTCACTCCAGTACCGAATCTCGGTCAATTTAATTTTGTTTGGGGGTAACTATGGGATTTAGCTCAATGGACGATCTGGTGAATGAAGTCACCACTAACTCAAAGTTTAATAGAGTCGATTTCAATAAAATAACTGGCGCTACTGCTTATGCAGCAGGTCGATGGCACGATTGGAGTTCCAACAATGGCTTTCCCGTCGCAAACGCTTTTGCGGGTACTGCGCTTGCTTGGCGTACTTGCAATGAAACTACTGGAAACGGAACACAAATTTTCGGACTTCCTCACGGTGGTAACGTTTCACCTGACACCAAACATTTAGTTAATGTTGCTGCTATAACCTCAGTTTCAACAGGTGTTCCTTCGCAGTTAATGTTAGTAGACCTACAAGGATATTGGCCTGGTATTTCTAATAATACTACATCGGCTCAAACTTTAACCGGCACACCATCACTTCGATATGCTAACGGCGCAGGATGTCGTTTGTATTATGTTGCCACAACTGCGGCTGGTGCTACTGCACAAAATATAGCGCTATCGTATACAAACCAAAGCGGAACAACTGGTAGAACATTGCCTGTTACTGTATCCATGACAGCAAGCAATTATATTCAGCATATATCACATTCTGGAACGGCGGGTTCAAACTTTGGTCCCTTCTTGCCATTAGCATCAGGTGATACAGGAGTCCAAACCGTTGCATCGGTAACATTTTCTGCTGCTAATACAGGTACTGGTGCATTATGTTTGGCACGGCCTTTGATGACTTTGCCGCTAACAACTACCGGCGTGGCAGGAGAACGAGACCTATTAAATCAAATACCATCCCTACCAAGAGTAATGGATGGAGCATGTTTAGTTTGGTTGTATTTTGCTGGAGCTGCGACCGGTGCAAATGCTAATTTTTACGGCTCAATCGAAGTAGCATGGGGATAACTTGATATGGGGTTTTCCTCAATATCGGATTTACTAAGTGAGATTTCAATAGGCAAATCTCACAGGGTTGATTCGTTGAAAAATAGTTTAAGTGGCAATGGTAATACTTGGATTGATTATAGTAGCGCCACGGGAAACCCCCCAGCAAACACCTATCCAGGTACAGCATTAACTTGGCAAGGGTGCGACGAAGCAACTGGAAACGGAACTATTCCATTTGGATTAAGACATGGTGGAAACGTATCGCCAGAAACAAAACATATAATTACAGTTGGGGCGAATAGCAATTCTAGTAGTTTTGCTAGTGCTCAACTGATGCTAGTTGATTTACAAGGATACTGGCCAGGCATTTCAACTAATACTGCCGTTGCTCAAACTTTGTCAGGAACTCCCACATTACGATATACAAACGGCGTTGGTGTAAGAGCATACCTAGTGCAAACAGCAGTAGGTGGATTAACTGCACAAACGATGACTTATACCTACACAGATAATGCCGGAAACACTGGCAACGTAGCAGCTAATACCACAATGGCTTCGCAAGCTAATCTTGCACAGCTTTCATACAGCAATTCTTCAAATACTGGACCGCTTTTTTTGCCATTAAATTCAGGCGACACAGGAATAAGAAATGTTGCTTCCGTAACCTTTAGTGCTGCCAATACAGGGACCGTTGCTCTTTGCTTAGCGCGGCCACTTTTAACCATATCATTTGGTTCTGGAGCAGCAACAATCGAACGAGACTTACTGAATCAACTTTTTTCCATGCCGAGAATTGTAGATGGGGCATGTTTAACTTGGTTGGTTTTGTATGGACCCGTTTCCCCAATTACTCAAGTTCTTAACACATACATTGAGGTCGCATGGGGTTAAAAGCAAACGGAACATTACTAGCCGCTCAACCTCAACGATATCTTTCCTGTATTGCCGGACAGTTTCGTCAGCTGTGGGATAAAACCGAGCTTCGCAATCAATCTGTTGGCGAAGGAATATCAAGCGAATTAGCTGGAATACCCTACGGGCATTTGCATCCCTCATCTTGGTTGCTTCCTACAAAACCAGGTGCAATGTCAGCTTTCACAAGCCTTCAAATCACCGTTACGCCAGGCTCATTAAATCTGGCCGAAGGGCGCAATTTAGTTGCTAACAGCACAGTTACAATAATAGTCAATAATTCTCAGTTGGACTTGATTGTTGATGCTGTTGGAAGCACTACTATTACATTTTCTCTCAGTGCCACTTTAGCGGGTGCACTTAGTGCAATCGGCAACATTCCAATTACGTTTACAGTCAACACTTCTACACTTGGCGCAATTGTTGATGCTGTTGCTTCTACTTTAATCAATATAACTACTGCTGCGACAATTAGAGCAGATGGAGAGTTAGCGGGTGATATCACACCATTTACGCCATTGTCTCCACAATCATTAGCGGCAGCGGTTTGGGAGGCATTATCTGCTGAATACAATACCGCCGGAACTATGGGCAACAAGCTAAATTCAGCAGCTTCAGCAGGTGATCCTTGGACTACTCCGCTTCCTGGCTCTTATGCAGCAGGCGAAGCCGGGTTCATCCTTGGCAATCAGGTTCTAACCGAAGCAGATATTGTACGCATTGCAGACGTGGTTTTGCGTAGGGCTACAAGCAATGTTGAGGCATCCAGCGACGGCGATGCTTTAAGCCTAAAATCGCTGTATGGCATGGTTGCTCAGGGTGTTCACAATACCCAAGTTTCAGGGACATCTTTGACTGTTACTAGAAGCGATGACACAACAGTATTAGGAACAAGAACGGTGACTACGGATCCTAGCGCGGAACCAATCGTCGGCATAGACAGTGATTAACGGGGGATTTCAAAACTATTTGCACATGATGTACGGGTTACCTAACGGCTTTATACAAGCCAAGGTAAAGCCCGATACGTCTGATATTCTTGATAGGGGATTACGCAAACGACGTAAGCAAAAAACAGAAGAAGAGCTATACGAAGAGCAACTAGCGGCTCAACTTCTGCAAGCTAGGGCAAAAGACGTTGTAATACCAGAAAACGTATCTACTGTTAGTTTAAGCAATATCCTACAAGCCAAGTTGCGAGAAGAGCCGCTCGCTGGTGAACTAGAGGGTGAAGAAAGAAAGAAACGAATAAGAATCCTTATTCTAGCCTTAATGATGGAGGACTAATGTCAGACAAGTACAAGCTGTTTCAATGGTGCCCAGTACAAGAAAAGGTAGTGCCAGTTGATGAAGTTCAGGTACGGGTTCATGCCAATGCTAAGCACATGTTCATTCATGATGAAATGCCCCCAACCCGTAACCCATTGAACCCTAAAGAGATTTACACTAGTAAGTCAAAGTTACGGCAAGCCTATAGGGATGCTGGCGCAGTAGAAATAGGCGATGCCTACGATCGTGGATACGATCCTGATAAAGAAAATAGAGCAAACGAAGAGAGAATGGTTCGTAGCTTTATGAAACAAGTGAAGGAGCGACTAAATGGATAATAATACTGAAGACACAGTAAAAGAAGTTGAGTCATCTAACTCTAAGTTAGATATTCGCGCTGCCCTAGATGAAAACTTTGATGCCGGAGATGAAGGCGTTAAGGATGTCGACACGAAGGAAACCGAGACCCCCGAGCCGACCGTAGAAGAACCGAAGCAGGAAGTTGTGCAACCTACGCAGCCTGAGCGTATCCCGTTGGTTCCTCCTGCCGACATGAACAAGATGGAAAAAGAGGCGTTTCTTAACCCAACGCCCGACAACGCATACATCTTGCAGCAGTATATGAATCGTCGTGCCTATGAAACTAGGACCGATTACCAGCGCCGGATGCAGGAGGTTGAGGAGCTTAAAAAGCAAACTTCTAGCGTTTACGATACCATCAAGCAGTACGAAGAAGATTACGCAAAAGAGGGTATTAAGCTAAGCGATGTTGCAAGACGCTCTATTGCTTGGGATAAGGCCATGCGCCAAAACCCAGTTGAAACAGCTAGGGAGTGGCTTGATTCCTATGGCGTAGATCTTAATGAATTAATTGCTGGCAACGGCTACCAAGGCGACGAGCAGCAGCAGTACCAGCAACAGCAGCAACCTGGCTATTTAACCCGTGAAGAGGCAGAGCGGATTGCTGAAGAGAAATACAAGCAAGTACAAACAGAGCAGGAGCAAAAAGCCGTTGCCTATTATAATCAACGGGTCGTAGAATCGTTTGTAAATAGCAAGCCGCTATTTAAGGACCCAGAAACAGCAGCTCAACTTGAGGCTGAAATGGCTCCAATTGTGCAGGCGTTAAGCAGCACAGGTAGATACAGCTCTCCAGAGGAGATCCTGAATACTGCCTATAATTATGTAGTGGCTGGCAATCCGACTTTTTCCAGTCTCAATTCTGCGATGACTGCAAAGCCGGTGTTAGAGCAAAAGGTTGCTGCGGCTCAAAAGGCAAAAGCAGCAAGCAAATCAATCACTGGCTCCGCCGGTAGCGGGACTCCCAGAGCACAAGTTAAAGATATACGGGACAACCTACGTCGGCGCATGAGCGGCGATTAAGTGATTTTGGTTGTCCCAAAAACAAATTAAAGGGACAACTAAAATGGCAAACTTAGAGGAAGCACTCGTAGCGACCCTGTTTGATCAATCTGATGCTATTGCGGATGAGGTATTGCACCACAACCCGCTTCTCGCTTCGCTTGACTCTCAGGGTCTTATTCGTAAATTTTCCGGTGGTTATGAACTCCGTAAGCCAATCATGTACAATGATGCGGCTGTAGGTGGATTCTACTCCGGATTCTCATCTTTCAACCTTGATTCTATCGATGATGCTACTGCGTTCCGATTTGCAATCAAGCAGGTATATGAGCCTGTAGCAATCTCAGGACGTGACCGACGCGCTAACCGCGACCAGGCACAGCTTCTTGACCTTGCTGAGATGAAGATGAAGGCAGCTATCTCCCGTCTTAAGAACACTGTATCGACTTCGCTTCGTGGCGATGGAACTGGTTCAGGTGGACTTGAGTTTGACGGTATCAAGAAGGCTGTATCTTCTGCGCCTGGTTCTGGAACTTATGGCCAGATCGACCGTGGTGCTAATACTTGGGCACGAAACCTCGCTGTGACAGGCGTGACTTTCACTGCTGCAAACATTCAAGAGCAGATCACTGATGCACTTAGCCAGGTAACTCGTGGTGACGAGATGCCTGACCTTGGCGTTATGGATCGTACGGCTTGGAAGTTCCTCCACAGCTCATTAACTGCAATTCAGCGTATTCAGCTTCCTGCAAAGAAGGCTGTAGCTGGATTCCGTACCCTTTCCTATGACGGATGCGATTTCGTATTCGATGGTGGTTACGGTTCTTCAGTTCTTGAGTCGAACTCATGCCGACTTCTCAATACTAAGTATTGGTCGTTTGACATGGTTCGTGGTGCAGACTTTAAGCCGCTTGCCCCTGAGATGAATCGCCCAGTAGACCAGGATGCTTTCTTCACGGTAATTATCGTAGAAGGTAACCTGTGCTGTGCTGCTCCAGCTCTTCAGGCATACATTGGTGCTTAATTAGTAGGAGAAAAAGGATATGTCACAGTCAGGATCATTTGGTGTTAATTTCAAAAAGACTTGGACGGGTTCAGACGCACCACTTCCAGCAAAGCTTCGTGCAGTAGGAAGCTCAACTGAGGGTGAGTTTGTATTTGTTCAGGCTGATGGCGCTATCGACCAGTACGGCTTTGTAAAGATTGAGCAGGACGGACAAGCCGCTATGCTCACTACTACAAATGCTGGCTCCCAGGGACTTCTTGTTGGCGTTGCTCAGGTAGCATTTGCCGATAACGAGTACGGTTGGGTATGGGTTGGTGGACTTAACGGCGGCGGAGTTGGTGTAGGAATTCGTGGTAAGGTAGCTGCAAACTATGTTGCTAAGAACAACCTCAACACAACTGCAACTGCTGGCGTTGCTGATGATGCTTCAACAACTAAGATTGCTTATGTTGTTGGACTCGCAAGCACCACCCCAGCGGCAGCAGTAGAGCTTGGTTCTACTGGCCACTTGAAGGTCAACTAATATAACGGGGGGCGTAAAAGCCCCCCTTATTTAAAAGGAATCATATGCCAACAGTAGCGCAGCTCATGGGATTGGGCTTGCCAGGCGAGTTAGCGGGAGTAGTTACCGACGGCGTTCAAACGTCCGTGGTAAACGCTACAGCCGCAGGTGTTCGCACTAAGCAAGCAATCAACAACGTAAACGACACTACTCCAACGGCAGCAGAGCTTACCACTTCGTTTGGTACACCTGCTTCGGTTGGTAGTGGTTTTGTAGGTGTTGTAAAGGATGCCGATGCTGATACTAACTGCTTTGTAGTTGTATCGAACGGAACCTCTTATTTTTACCTCAAGTTTACGAAAGCACTTTAATGCATAGGGGGTGAAAGCCCCCCTTGTTTTCATAGGGACACTATGACCATTTATTCAGGTACGTTCGTTACGAGTACGCCAACAATCAATACGGCTACAAGCACTACAATTTTGGCAGCCAATCCAAATCGTAAGACGTTGATAATTCAGAACAATTCGGCAGCTAACATTATGATTGGATTAAATGGCGAAACCCTTACGGGCATTACCCCAACGTCCACAAACAAAGGGTATGTACTCCCATCAACGGCAGGTTCAAACGTACTGATTCTACGGGACATGAGTTTGCCGTCTGGGGCAATCACGGCCTATCAGACCAGCGGCTCGCCGATTAACACTCTCGTTGTAATTGAAGGGTAGTGGTATAAATTTAATGAGCGTTTATCGCTTATTAAATAGAGGAGACTTATGCCACAAATAGATTGGAACTCGTTAATGAATAATGCAGCGCCTAAAAAGCGATATGCAGGAGCTAACGTAAAGTTCTTTAATTCATACAACGAAAACAAGCAAAAGAGCCTAGATGCTGGACGCCCGATTTATGATGAAATCGTGTCCATCTCTATTCAATGGCCTGGCGGTGACGAAACAGTACGTAGGGTAGAACCTCAAGATATTGCAGAATACCCTGAAAAGTGGGCTGCATTTCAAGCTGGTAATCAGCCAATAGAAAGCGGCACACCACTTGCCGAATGGCCACCACTTCCTGGTTCAACTTTGCGAGAATTGCAGCACTTGGGCTTTCAGACTCTTGAGCAGCTTGCAGATGCCAACGATGAGATTAAGCGTCGTCTTGGACCAACTGGGCGATTTGTTACAATGGCCAAAGATTGGCTTGAGTCGTCAAACTCGTCGCAAGCTCAGGTAACAGCTCTTAAGCAGCAACTAGAGCGTGAACAGCGCAGAACAGCAAAGCTAGAAGAGCAAGTAGAGCTTTTGATGCAGCGTATTGAAGGCAACGAAGGTACAGATTTGCGCCCTAGACGTGTTTCAATGCCGCAAGAAATTGAAGAGTCAGAGCCATTTGACGATGCTGTATCTGAGGAAGATGCGCCACGCAGACGAGGTAGACCAAGGAAGGTATGACACTAGCAACCGCAGTAGCTAACGTAGCAGCAGAAGCAGGGTATACAGTTGATACCAACATTATAACTTCAACTGAAGTTACAACTAAGCAGCTCTTGGCTATTGCACAGCGTATTAACAGGGAGATGTCAGACCAATATCCCTGGCCAAAAATGTACGCTAGTGGCTCAATTACGTTAGTCGGTGGGCAGGCTACTTATGCCCTGCCTGCCGCCTTTTCGTATTATCATTACGAAACATTTTGGAATAGCTCAAACCGCTGGCGCATCCTTGGACCTATGTCACCTCAAGAGTATGCAGAGGTGCGTGGCTACGGGTTAAACACTACCGTTTACCAACGCTTTCAAATTCGTGGCCTAAGTAATTCCGAATTGCTAATCAGCCCAACTCCATCAGCCGCGCAGGATGGTGATATTATAATCTTTGAGTATATTGCTGATAGATGCGTTAAGCCTAGAACGTGGACGGCAAGCACACTTTACGCTGCCAACAGCTACACGTTTTATAACGGCAACTACTACACAACTACCGCTGGTGGTACAACTGGCGCAACACCTCCAACGCACACTTCTGGAACAGTTTCAGATGGTGGCGTTTCGTGGACATTTTACAATGGCGCATATTCAGACTTTCTAGCTGATACCGATGAAACAATCTTTAATCAAAAGACGCTTGAGCAGGGAATGCTTGAGCGATTTGCAGAGCTTCACGGGCTTACAACGGTTGCTCCTCGTTACGATGTTCAGCTAAATGAAGACTACTCGCGTCAGCAAGTAAGCAAGATAATTTATGCAGGCGGCCACACTAGGGCAGAGTTGTTTGCTAGAAGTGGAACTGCTGTATTTGGGACTTGGATCTAATGGCACAAGAAATACCACCACCAGCACCAGGAATGTCACCACAGGAATATTACAGTTTCCTTAACAGTAAGGGCATTCCATCGTGGCAGGCATACGATGCTACTACGGCAGCTTATGGGCAGCCTAGAAATCCAAATGAACCACCTCCACCACCTAGTCAGGCTAACCAATGGGGTCAGGTTGCTGGTACTGTTGGCGGCGCTATGATTGGTTCAGAAATTGTTGGTGGTTTTCCAACTATTGGGGGTTTGTTTAAGGGTGGCGGAAGTTCTGCTATAGCAACGCCAAAAATTATTAGTGTCGGGGCTCCAGGTGCAA